AGACATGGTTCCGACAGAGGTGTGGGATATTATTTATGATGCAATCGACGCTGGCATCGCAGAGCAAAAAAAGGGGGTATATAATGCCTAACAAGTTTCATCAGGCAATGGATGTCGTAGCGGACTTGAACAAGTCCCACGGCGTCACACAGCGCGGCGGCAAGCAATACACAGAGGTCGCAAAGCGCGTAGAAGCATTCCGCATGGTGTTTGGCGGCGAATACGGTATCGACACTGACATCATTCACAATGACGGTCAGACTGTTGTGGTAAAAGCCACAGTCAAAGACAAGGACGGTTTTGTTGTCGGGTCAGGATTGGCCGAGGAAATTCGGGGGTCATCACAGATCACACGCACATCAGCGGTTGAGGTTTGTGAAACATCAGCAATCGGGCGCGCACTGGCGTCTATGGGTTTGCACGGCGGTCAGTATGCGTCAGCGAACGAAATGGATGGCGTAAAACGTAAAGAGGCAGCGATCAAGGCATCAGAGGCAGCACCAAAGCCAACGGGTGAGCCAAAGATTGGCATGTCATTAGAAGATCGTATTGATGCAATGCTTACTTTCTACGAAAACTGTGACGCGCAAAAGTTTGCCGCAGCAGAGGGAAAGTATAAAAAATTAATCAACAGCCCAGACTTGTCAGAACCTCAATATGAGCAGATGGTTGAGGCGCATGATAAACGTAAAGTGGAGTTAATGGTATGAAAGTATGTACAATCGCAGGGCGTCTCACCAAAGACTGTCAGGTTCAAGAGAAAGAGGGCAGGCAGTTTGCAACCTTTTCTGTCGCAGTTGACGATGGTTATGGACAAAACAAAGGGGTGATGTTTTTCGACGTCACCTACAATCGCAGCGCAGTGGCACAGTATTTGACAAAAGGCACAAAGGTTTGTGTCAGTGGCGAACTAAAGCAGCGTGAATATAACGGAAAAACGTACCTGTCGATCCGCGCAGCCGATCTGTCACTGATGGGTGGTGGTAAACCGCGCGATGAACGCACGTCACAGCCACAGCCAGCAATGGCAGAAATGGACGACGAAATACCATTTTAAGAACAGACGGGGCGGGTGTTCACAAGCCACCCGTGTCGGAGCGCCCGCTGGGGGACGGGTTCTGTAAATCCCCCAAACAACATTGAAGGGAAAAGCAATGAAAGCAACAGGCGAATATACCGTAGAAAACTTTGAGTTACATCATGCAAACAATCCGCATATCTACGCAGCTTTTACAAAATACGCTAAACAGGTAGCGCAGCATCGGGAATATTTTTCTGCAAAGGCAATCTTTCACCGTATCCGTTGGGACAGTGCAATAGGTGAGTTTGATAGCGAGTTCAAAATCAGTGATGGCTGGATTAGTCATTATGCGCGCAAGTTTATGAAAGATAATCCGCAGTACGACGGGTTTTTCAAAACCAAAGTGCGCCGTGTTTCATATTTCGAAGACGATACGACTGATCCTTGGGAATTTGGTGAAGATGAGCAAAAGGCTTGGGACTTTGCATAAATTGCAAGTACAATTAAGTAACGGGCGTTTAGTTCCTGTTTCGCAGTATGACGCCGAGCGCATGGATGACTATGCGCAAGGCTCACTGTTTAACCTGTCACCGACAAAGCAGCGGTCTAATCCACAGCACAACTTGTACTGGTCAACGTTGCGCAGGGTAGCAAAGGCAACGGGCAAATGGCCAACAGAGCATCATTTGCACGATGAACTAAAGCTGGCGTGTGGATACGTCAGAACGCACTTTTCAGCGCTGGACGGATCGTTTGTGCGCATCCCAGACAGCATTGCGTTCGACAAAATGGATCAGGCAGAGTTTCAAAAGTATTTTGACATGGCTATGGCCAAACTAGCAGAGGGGATCGGCTACGATCCGTTAGAGCAATGAGCGACATTCCACATGCACGAAGAATATTAGAGCAACTTTTAAAAGATTTAGAGGCGTTTGACAGCGACATCATGCAGACGCGCGCGGCAGTTAAATCAGCATTGAAACACATGTACCGCGACAGGCACAAGCCCGTTCAGGGGAAAAGGACGTCACAGCGCATGACAGCGGGGTTGCGTGATAGGATTAAGTCTATGTGCGAACACAATCCAGAAATGCATACACGGGACGTTGCAGAGAAGCTGAACGTGAACCAAGGTCGGGTTACGGAAGTATTGGCGGGTAAATATGACGAACTTAGCTAAACGGCCCCCGTTAGGGCTAAAGGGCGATAAGCCGTTACGCAGCAAGAAGATGCTGGACAAGATACGCCAGTTGCCTTGTGCAGTCTGTCAGGCGCACGGTGAGCCGCAAATGTCACCTACAACAGCGCACCACCCGATCCATGATCGCTATGGGGTTTATAAAACTGGCGACGATTGGGCCGTGCCTTTATGTGACGGACATCATCAGGCTTTGTGGGACGACAGCAAATTGGCAATTCACAAGGGTAAACAAGAATGGCGTAAGAAGTACGGCTCTGATTGGTCGTATGCGCCTTATGCGCCGAGGGAGGGCGATGAGAATGAGCAAGCAGATGACAGCTAAAGACATTAACACAATGCTGCGCATGTACGAAAACGGAAGCACTGCGAAGGAAATCGGTCAAGAAATTGGACGATCACCTAGCGTTGTGTCATCAACACTGGCGCGGATGAAAAAACAGCTTACATGCCGTGATACATATCATGCTGCACCCGTCGAAAGGATGGAGCCAGAAGAATATAAGAAAATGTTAAAAGAGCATTTGCGGCGTGAAAGGTATGAGCGCGCATTGTTTCTAGGGGAAGTCATATCTTATTTTGACAAATTCAAAAAAGCGCATTACCCATCATGGATTTTTGAAAATGATGACGTTTTAGATTATTCGCCCTCATCAGTCCAAGACACTGACACATAAAGCACGGGGCCACGGTCTGGATGGCAGTATGTCTTTTTGACCCGCAGGCTAGTTACCTGTTTATCATCAGCATACAGCGTGTTATTCAGCCCGTCACAGACGATCTTAGCGATGTTGTCACAGTCTGGCGTACCGATAGGGCTGATCGCACCATATTCCGCTTCTAGTTTCTTTTTCTTTGTCCACGACTTTGGGATGTCCATAAACGCGATAATGTCTACGGCCACAGGTCTATCGGTCTGGTCGATGTCTTGCTTTGCCATAGCAGCCCAAGCAGCAGCGTGAATGCGCCGTTCGTATTCTTTGGTTTTCTGTGGGGTGTAGGTGTGGCCAGCTTTTGTAAACCGTGGCCTGCCTTTACCGATTGGCTGTCCTGTTATTTCAAGTTCAACTTTATACATTGCCTGCTCCGTTTTTTGGGACAGTAAAAAAATTACACGAAAATGTAAATAAGGGGGTTGCGTTACCTTGCAAGGTATGATTTAAACATAATTGTAACAACGAAGGGAAAATCGTTATGGAACTTACAGCAGCAGTTGAAAACTTAATCGAAGCGATCAAAGCGGATTATTGCAAGGGCGATTGGCGCGATGACATGAAGGAACGCTTTTGCGATGGCTTGGGTTACAAGGTTGGTAAAAACTACATCAAGGTCACAATGAGCAACGGCGGCAGCGTTTGGGGTTTCGTCCAGATGCATGATGACGCGAAGTTTGTAGCGGGTGATATTTTACTGGCCGCAGGCTGGTCACGCCCAGCAAAGAACAAGGCGCGCGGCAACGTGTTCGGTGATTACAGCATCAACTGGACAGGCCCAAAGTATCTGATCTGATGTACGGCACTAACCTAAGAGAGTTTATCCAAGCGATGTTTGATTACGACATCGTTTGGGTTCCACAGTCGTCAGATGACGAACCACCATTTTAACGGTACAAAAATGACATCTTTTTTTCATTATGTCATTTTAGGGGTTTACATTACCCTGTAAGGTAATATATAAGGGTTATATAAACAGAAACGGCTAACCTTGAAGGGGGTTTATCATGCCACAGTCACTTAAATTTCTTATATCATCTGAAGCAGCAGCGCAGCGCGCGGTACGCAAGCCTTCTTATGTTGTCCACCTAGAGGTCGCGCCATACACAGACGCGCCTATGGTCGAGATCGACGCCAACAATCGCGCACACGGCTCAGACATAGCCCGTGATTGGTTGGTAAATGGTCGCGCTGTTAGCGCAGGTGTTCGCAAAGTTCGCGCGGCTGGTGCGCTTGGTGAGCCAGACATTCTTGATCTTAGCGATTTTGAAGATGACCTTGCTGATACAACGCAAGCAAACCTCAACCGTGTTATGTCACAGTATGGCCTAACATTTTAACATACGGGGGCTACGGCCCCCCAACACACGAAGGGAAAAACAAATGCGCGGACGTTTACCACATCACTTTAATATGAACCTCAACGTAAAAGGTTCTCAGTTACCATTAGTTTTTGAGGGCGTGTTAGATATGGACGAAGGCTACTTTGAGCCACAAGACGTTTACCTACAAGGCGCGCGTGGTCGCGTAGAAGGTAAGGATGATTACAAGTTGTCAGAAACAGTGTTTAACGAAATCATGTCTGGCAAGTACGATGAAGATATCAACGATGCAGCATGGGGGTCAGCGTAATGGATACGTTTCTTAATCTTACCGAAAAAGAATTTGACGCTATTTTGGACTGCATTCAAGTTGTGCAAAATCGCATGGCGCATGTCGGCGGTTATGAAGGTTTAGGATGGCATGAGCAAGAATATCGTGCTTTCCAGCGTATGAGAAAGAAGGTCAATGATCGGAACATTGTCGCGTGTGCATTAAAGATACAGGGAGCATAGTCATGCGTTATGGCAAGTGGACATGGGAAGATGTTATCATCGGGATCATCGCTACGGCGGTGGTTCTCACTTGGGCAGCAGGTATAATAAAAGGTTGGTGGTAATGACCAAAAATCAGGAACTAAAGTATTTGCAAATGGCGGTGAACTTATGCAACGCGCATATCGCCAACCCGCAGATGCCAGCAGAGCATGGATTGAAAGAAATCAAAGGGTATTTAGAGCGCGTTATTGAACATCAAAAAAACGAGAACCCAGAGATTACTGGCGTTCCAATTTGAGGGAAAAAATGGTAAACATAACGGAGACATTTACAAAGATGTATGGCCGCGCGCCTACTCAAAGCGAAGTTGCTTCTATGTGGCAAATGAAGCGTGAAATGGAAGGCTACAAGAAAGCAAAGGCAATGGACGCTTCACAGGTAGCCCCACAGAAGCGAAAGCAAGAGCCGCGCACCCCAAAGATGGCAGCGCGTGACTACAACTACAGATGGCCTCACAGAGCGTCACAGATTGCGCAGCGCATTAACCGCATGTTGCATATACAGATGACCGTAAGGGACATCGCGTTTGTAGAGGGCGCAACAGAGAACATGATTATGGCAGAGATCAATAAGTGGACACTGCCACGCGAAAACACAGAGGTTTACAAAAAGGTCGAAAAACCTTAGAATTGTGCTACGATAGTTAGGGAGTGGATCACGGGCTAAAGCGAACCCTCCCTGCGCTTATCTGCCTCACTCAACTAGCCTCTGGTGGTGATCGCTCCCACTAGGGGCTTTTTTCTTTGTATCTTCTACGCTATATTACACAATATGTAGACGCACCCACTATGGACGGTACTATGGCTGACGAAACTGAAATGGGTAGACCACCCAAGTACGACAAAGAAATCTGCAAGCAAGTAATTGCCCTTGGAAAACAAGGATATAGCCTCACACAGATAGCTCTGGAGTTAGATATTGCACGTTCTACGTTGTATGAATGGCGTGATAAATACCCAGACTTTTCGGACGCCATAAAAAAGGGGCGCGAATTTGCGCAAGGCTTCTGGGAGAACGCGCTACGTTCGGCGGCTCTTGGTCTTAACCCAGACAACGTAACGCCAAACCCAACATTGATGATCTTTCAGATGAAAAATAGGTTCGCTGAAGAATGGCGCGAAAAGCAAACCACAGAGCATGAAGTTAATGGCGCAAAGAAGGTCGTCGTCGAATGGGGCGAGTGATTGAGGAGGGCGACACGATCCGTGTGCGCACTGGATATGTTCCACGGAAACAAGCGATTGAGTTTCACAATAGGAAACAGCGATACGCTTGCCTTGTGGCTCATCGACGGTTCGGCAAAACGGTTGCTGCTATCAATGAT